GCGGACTTGGGACGCCCGTAACGCTCGAGGTGCTTGGGATCAGCGGATGGCAAGCCGCTGTCTTTTACCAAGAACTTCACCAGAGCACCCTCACCTGAACACGTCGATTTAGGCGGTTCAGAGTGGGACCTCCAAGCCTTAACCATAGGCCGATGGAGATCGTCGTCCCAGCCAGTCCCTTGCGGGATCGGCAAGAACGAAGTGCGCCCGATGGCTGCACTTGTGGGCTCGACATACGGGTAATGCCCCCCAAGGATGGGGAGCATTACCTGTTCATCTAACCACCTCGCGGTACGAAATAACCCCTTCGCATTAAGCAAATTGCGAAGAGCACTCGTACCGACCACAGCTCGAACATCACTACGCCTGGAGGGAAACGCATGACGAACGCGAACAGGAGTAACATCCACGCCCGCATACGCATCCACTCCACAAGATTCGCGAAATTTGCCACTCGCGAAACTCTTGTTGACATTGACCTTGAGCCCAAAGCTCTCGAGTCTGTCAATGACGTAGGGAACGCTGTCTACAGGGACAATGATATCGTCACCGTAGACTCGCACTCGGCCCGCGTAGGACTTAACATCCCTGCGGGCAAACTGGCGTCTTTGCGCGTCTTGCAGCCCCATAAAGACGATGGTCAGGAAGACCATCGCCTCGACTGGGAAGCAGAGCGCAGAACCCATAGACGCGAACTTGGCCAAGCGTATAACGCCATGGCCTGGTACATCAGCCTTCCGGCTCCTGCATGCTTCCACGACCTCCCTAAGGAGGCTATGGGCGCGGAACAGTTGCCTTACATGCTGATTGGAGACCCTATCCGAGGCTTCGCTGAGATCCAGCGTCGCCAGGTCCCCCCGAGCAGAGCCACGCACGGCCATTTGCTGGTTAGGCACTTGGTCGGTAAAGCCGATGAGGCTTTGGACGTGGCTACGTTCGAGAGCCCGGACCAGTGGACGAGCAACGGATTGCTGAATCCACTGCATGGCCGTCGGTTCGACGGCTATAATCCGAGGGGTCTTCAGCGTCTTAGGAACGAGAGTAACCCTTACGGGCCGCTCCGATCCAGGTTCGAGGAAGTCAACCTCTTCGAGGCGGTAATAGAACCGCCAGTTGGGAAGCACGTAATCCCCGTAGGGACATACGCTTTCCAGCCGCTGGGTCCACTCTCGCTGATCATACTTGGCGTTTCCGTCAAGCCGATCAGCAGTTTTTCCAGGGCCGTGACGGGGGGGGAGACCCCCCTCATGCTGCATCTGCAGCTGAACGCTATCAAGCGCGTCACCGAAGAGTAGCAGGCCGACTCGGCGAAACTCCGCGTAAGCGGCATCGTCGAAGCTTTTGTCAACCTGCCTGACTGCCTTCTCACACTCGAGAAACCCATCAATGGCGCGAGCGTTCCGAGCATCGCTGCAAGGTAGCTCGATCTTGCCAAATGCCATAGTTACTTGGCGAATGGCGAAGATGCAATCCACGTCAGGGTCATCGAGAAGACGACCAGACTCACGATCGAACACGCGATCCAGGAACCCACCTAGAAACTTGGGGAGTTCCGCATGCCTGGCAAAACCAGGAAACATGTTGGGACCGCATGCCTCAGCGACGAAAGCTTTTTGGAGCTCCGTCGCAAAGGCAGGCAGGGCTATCGTCAGAAACGATAGCCCCTCGTGTTCAAATCGAACCGCGGCCGTTTTGAGGTCGCGGTCTGTGCGCACGTTGCACTGGCTGCCC